GGATGGATTCACTACGAACAGTCTCGGCCAACGTCCGAGCGATGGGAGGCTAAGTGGAACCCAAGACCACCACTACCGAAGCCCTGGTGGGCGAAGCCCAACGCCTCACCCAGGAGTTGCGCGATTACCAGGAGGGGATGGCCAACACGGGGCGGGTCAGGCGTGCCCTCTGGCAGGTGCTCAACGACCGGGGCATCTCCCAGAAGCGCATCGCCGACGCCTGCGGGGTGGTCGAGCACACTGTTTACACCGAACTACGCAAACATCGGGAGGCCGCAGCATGAAGGAGTGGATCAGCAACATCGCCAACGGCGACGGGGAAACCGTTTCGGTCACCGTCGGCCCGCCTCCCGACCCGCCACCCACCGACCAGGACTACGAGATGGTCCCCGTCGACGGGATACAGCCGCACCCGGACAACGCCCGACGGGGGAACCTGCCGCTGATCCGCGAGTCGATCCGAGCCAACGGGTTCGTGGGGGCTTGTGTCGTTCAGCGATCCACCGGCAACATCATCGTCGGCAATCATCGCTACCTGGCTGCCGTCGAGGAAGGCATGACCGAGATCCCGGTCGTGTGGGTCGACAAATCCGACGCCGAGGCCCGCCGGTTGCTGTTGGCCGACAATCGGACCGCCGACATCGCCTCCTACGACGACGCTTCCCTGGTCGAACTTCTCACAGCGGTAGCCAGGGAAGACCTGTTCGGCTCCGGGTTCACCGCCGAGGATCTCGAACTGCTGATGATGACCAGCGACGTCGACGCCTCCCTCGCCGACCTGGAAGTCGAGTACCCGCTGAACGACGAAGCGGAGAGGGGCCTGTGGCGTCGCATCCCCGTCAGCCTCCCGCCCGGGCTGTACGAACAGTGGACCTCCTGGTGGGCTGGCCTGCCCGGTGAGGACGACATCGAGAAAGCCCGGAACCTGATTGAGCGGTAACAGCCTCGACCGACTCCGGGTGCTGACCTCGTTCCACTTCTTCAGAACCCGCGACTTCGACGACATCGTCGAACGGCTGTCGATCAACGACGTCCCGCCGGACATCTTCGCCGACTCCGGGGCGTTCTCCGCTTGGACCCAGGGCGCAGAGGTCACCGTCGACGACTACACCGAATGGCTCCACAAATGGAAGCACTACTTCTCGGTTTACTGCTCCCTCGACGTGATCGACGATCCGGTAGCGACCGAGGCCAACCAGCGGGCGTTGGAATCCAACGGGCTGCTGCCCCTGCCGGTGTGGCACATCCGGTCGGATCGCAAACACTTCGAGGCGCTGTGCGAGGAGTACCGCTACGTCGCCGTGGGCGGGATGGTCGGAACGCGATGGACGCGGCTGATGCCGAAACTCACCTGGGCGGTTCGCCGGGGCCGGGAACTAGGCACCGTTCTTCATGGCCTCGGTGTTTCGGCACCCGGGGTGATTGGCTCACTCCCGCTGTTCTCGGTTGACTCGACATCTTGGACAGTGGCCTACCGCTACGGGCTGGTTTCGATCTGGGATGACAAGACAAATAGCCTGAACAAGGTGACCCTCGGCAAGCACGCCAAGTGGCAACACCACGCGGCGGCGGTGAGCCGCCTCGGGTTCTCGCCCGCCCGGTTCGCCAACCGGGAAGCAGACAGACATGAGCAGGCAGCCCTGTCGGCGGTGTCAACGGTCTTACAGGAACAACACGCCCGTCGCACGCTCGGCCTGGTGCCGTTGCCCGAGGGTGACAAACCGGAGGTCAAACCCGGGCAGGACGGGCTGCGCCTCTACCTCGCCGACCTCAGTATCGACAACTTCTCCAACGCAGCGCAGGGCCTACGGTCCTACCTGTCGTCGGTGGCAGCGTGAACGCCGCGCCGATCGACCGGGTCCGGGTGCTGCTCTCGTTTCACGCTTTTCGACGCCTCGACATGGAGGAGTTCTCAGCCTCCTGTGTGTTCGACGGGAAGCGTCCCGACATCTTCGCCGACTCGGGGGCCTTCTCAGCGTGGACCCAGGGGGCGGTCATCTCGGTTGACGACTACGCCGAGTGGCTTCACCGCTGGAAATCGGTGCTCAGTGTGTTCTGTAACCTCGATGTAATAGACGACCCGGTGGCCACCGAGGTCAACCAACGGGCGCTCGAATCCCTCGGCCTAGATCCCCTCCCCGTCTGGCACATCAGATCGGACCGCAGTCACTTCTACGACCTGTGTGACGAGTACCGGTATGTGGCCGTCGGCGGCATGGTCGGCACCCCTTGGAAACGGCTCATGCCGAAACTCGCCTGGGCGGTGAGGGAAGCACGCACCAGGGGCACGGTGCTTCACGCACTCGGGTTGACCAGTCACACCCCTCTCTCCAAGTTGCCGTTCTTCTCGGTCGACTCGTCGTCGTGGAACGCCGGGTTCAAGTACGGGACGGTCACCCTCTGGGACCGTCGCCACCACAAGATGCGCCGCGCGGCCCTGGGCGACGTCAAGAAGTGGGCGTCGCTGGCCGATGTGACCAGGCTGCTCGGCTTCGATGCCACCCGGTTCGCCAACCGCGACGCCATCCGAGAGGAGGTCGCAGCCATCTGTGGCCTGTCGGCCGGGTTCCAAGAAGCAGCCGCCCGCCGTCGACTCGGCCCGGTGACCTTGCCACCAGGGGGCAGGCCGTACACCAACTTCGGCGTCGACGAAGGCGTCAACCTGTTCCTCGCCGGGGGTGATCCCGCAGCGATGGCAGGCGTCTCCAAGGGTCTGAAGATGTTTCTGGCTGACAGCATCAGCCTCGACGTGAAGCATGTCCGAAACCACCTAGTCAAGGAGTTCACATGACCGACCACGTTCTCGCCATCGCAAGCGGTGGGATGGACTCATCGACGTTGTGCTACTGGCTGAGAGATCAGCAGAGGCTCGACCTGATCGTGTCCGTCGACTATGGGCAACGCCACCGCTGTGAACTCGACTCGGCCCGGGTGATCGCCTCCCATCTCGGGGTTCAACACCTCGTCCTCGACCTGACCGCCCTGGGTGCCCAACTCGGAGGCTCGGCCCTCACCGACGACATCGACGTCCCGCACGGCCATTACGCCGAGGACAACATGAAGATCACCGTGGTGCCGAACCGCAACATGATCATGCTGTCCGCAGCGGGGGGTATCGCCGTGGCCCGTGGTCTGTCGGCGGTCGTGACAGCGGTCCACGCCGGGGACCACTTCGTGTACCCGGATTGCCGCCCGGCGTTCATCGAGTCCTGCTCGAACACCTTGACGGTGGCCACCGAAGGGTTCGGCAACGTCGGCGTGGAGGCACCGTTCCTGATGATGAGTAAGGCCGAGATCGCTGCCCTGGGCGACCAACTCGGTGTGCCCTGGGCCGACACCTGGACCTGCTACGAGGGCGGCGAGGTCCACTGTGGGCGCTGCGCCACCTGCGTCGAGAGGATCGAAGCGTTCCACCTGGCCGAGGTCGAGGACCCGACCACCTACACCGACACCGAATACTGGAAGGAAGTTGTCGCATGAGATACCGGGTGACCAAGAGGCTCGGCGGCTACCCGTGCTGCCATCGCCAATGGAAAGACGACGGGCGCTGTCGGTGGCTCCACGGCTACGACCGGATGGTGGAGATCACCTGGGAGGGCGAGAGGGACGAGCGGGGCTGGGTGGTCGACTTCGGCGGGTTGGCCGAACTCAAGTCGCTGCTCGAACTCCAGTTTGATCACACCACCCTGGTCGCATCCGACGACCCACACCTCAACACATTCCAGGAGTTGGAGAAGGCAGACGCGATGATCGTCCGGGTCATGGACCCGACGATGGAAGGCATGGCAGCCTGGGTTGCCGACTATGCGGCAAAGTGGACAGCCGCCCATGCCCCGAACGCCGAGGTGGTTCAGGTGACCTGTTGGGAGAACGAGAAGAACGCGGCCACGGTGCTGACGAAATGACCAACGCCCTGGCAGCCGCAGCGGACCTCGATACCCGCAAAGCGACGCTCGTCGTGTCGGAGATGTTCGGACCGACGTTCCAAGGCGAGGGGCCGTGGACGGGACGCCTCGCCGTATTCCTCAGACTGGGCAGATGTAACCTTGATTGCGCCTGGTGCGACACCCCGTACACCTGGGACTGGAAAGGCAAGAACGGAACGGTCTACGACCCGGCTGTCGAGTTGACCCGCATGACGGTACGAGAGGTCAGCACCCAGATCCGTGACCTGATGCGTAGGCCAAGCGCCCGGGTGGTGATCTCCGGCGGGGAACCCATGCTCCAACGCAAAGGCCTGGAAGCCCTGGTGTGCGAACTGCGCTCACTGATGGTGCCCAACATCGACATCGAAACGAACGGCACCCGCCCACCGATCGAGTCCGACTTCTTCGGCCTCGACGCGATCAACTATGTGATCAGTCCGAAACTCCCGTCGAGCGGCGTGTCCTGGGAACACAAGTGGTACGAGACAATCGACCTGTACCGGGAGCGGGCCTCGCTGGGCCATGCTGCGCTCAAGTTCGTCATCGCCGACGAGGTCGACATCGAGTGGGCCGACATCATCATCGACGCCTGCGAGTGGGATACAACAAGGGTGTGGCTAATGCCCGAGGGCCGGACCAGCGCCGAGTTGGATCGCAACGCCCAGATGGTCGCCGCCGAAGCCCTGGACATGGGAGCCAACTACTCCGACCGGCTCCATGTCCGGTTGTGGGGCGACGAGAGGGGGCGCTGACAGATGGACCCGCACCAGGCCGTCGAGGTGCTGCTCGACATGGTCGGCGAGAACCCGAAACGCGAGGGTCTGCTCGACACCCCGAAGCGGGTGTGTAAGGCGTGGAAGGAAATGACCGCCGGGTATGCGATGGACCCCGCCGAGGTGCTTTCCACCACGTTCGGGGAGACCTACGACGAGATGGTCGTGGTCAACGACTACCCGTTCGTGTCGCTGTGTGAGCACCATGTTCTGCCGTTCGCCGGGACGGCCAAGGTGGGCTACATCCCGGTCGCCGGGGTGGTGGGCCTTTCCAAACTGGGCAGGCTCGTCGACTGCTTCGCCCGCAGGCTTCAGATACAGGAACGCCTCACCAACGAGATCGGCGAAGCCCTTGACAGGTACCTGAACCCCCTGGGCGCAGCGGTGGTCATCACGGCCACCCACGAATGTATGGCTCACCGAGGGGTCAACAAGCCAGCGAAGATGGTGACCAGTTACATGAGCGGGGCCTTCAGAGAAGACGGAACGGTCAGAGGCGAGTTCTTCAGTCTCTAACGAATAGGCAAACCGGTGTCGCACCCGGCCCGTATTCTTGGGACGGGTTCAACACACAACCAAAGGAGCGACCCGGAATGAGCGAGATCGAAACGACAACCCGCAAGGGCGATCTACCACAACTGTTGGAGATGCTGAACGCCCAGAACGATGTGCGCTACGACGTAGTGGTTTCATCGTCGGGCCTTGAAATGCGGCGCGGCAACCTGCTGATCAACGAAGGCACCGCCCTCATCACCGATGACGGCGTGTTCACCAGGGACGCCGAACTGGCACCCACGCCGATCTTCGACGAGGGCGTGGCGCACCGGTTCGACATCCCGATGAAATACGTCCGCACCATGCGGGCACGGGTGCCGAGCGACGAGGCCGACATCGAGGCGGGCGCAGCGTGGTCCCCAGAGTGGGACGCCTGGACGCTCTACGACAGGAACGTCAACTACTGGCTGAAGGCCGACCCGTCCCGCCGTCACCTCGTGCGGGGCTTTCTCAAGCACAGTATCGGAAGTGAAAACGATGAGGTGGGCATCGCCCGCGCTTTCCTTTCCGATCGGTTCAAGCCGATCGACAACTACGACGTCCTCCTGGCGGCACTCGCCGGGGTGCGAGCCGCAGGGGTCGAGGTCGACATCGACGGCGACATCTCCGACCGGAAGATGTGCGTGAGAATGACCAGCCCTGAGGTCCGCGAGTACGCAGCGGACCTGCTCGACGGGTACCGGTCGCCGTTCAGCGGCAAAGAGGGTTCCGACAACCCGTGCCTATTCGCAGGGCTGGTCGTCAAGAACAGCGAGACGGGTGGCGGTGCGTTCACGATCGTCCCTCGGCTGGTCGTCGAGGTCTGCTCCAATGGGTTACAGATGACGAAGGACGCCGTTCGGGAAGTCCACCTGGGTGGCAAACTCGACGAGGGTGTCGTCAAGTGGTCGGACGAAACCCGGCGGCAGGAACTGGAACTGGTCACAGCCCGCAGCCGCGACGCTGTCGCCACATTCCTCGACATCGACTACATGCGCGAGAAGATCGACGAACTCAGGATGTTGGCCGAGGTAACCATCGAGCAGCCCGTCAAGGCGCTCGAACGGGTGGCCCGCAAGCAGAACTGGACCGATGCCGAGCAGCAGGACATCCTCACCCACTTCATCGCTGGGGGGGACACCTCGGCCCTGGGTGTCGCCCAGGCGGTCACCGCCTACGCCCAGACGGTCACCTCACCAGACCGGGCCGACGACTTCGAGTCGCACGCCCTGGCCGCAGCGACCCTGGCCGTGGCTGGCTAGGGTGGGGGGGGTCGGTGGACGCAACGCTCCTTTCGGTGTGTTGTACCCATCAGCAGTCTGCCGACCCCGGGCGGGCGAGGCTTCGTTCACGCGGGGCTTCGCCCGCCCGCCTTTCTGTCCGGCGTCGCCGCTTCTCGCTGCGGCGTTGCTTCTCGGTCAATCCACCCCAAACGCCTTGCTCGATGAACAGGTCGAGGGCGTACTCCAAACACTCGGTGGCCACAGGACAATGGGCGCAGATGAACAGCGGGAGTCCACTGCGCTGGCCCCGCTCGGGGAACCACCATTTCGTCGGGAAGCCCTTACAAGCCGCCTTATCCACCCACTCATCGACCATCGGTGTTCAACCCTACGGCCCAGGGTGGGGTGTCCCAGTCACCTAGCCGGGGGCTGGTAGGCTGGTTGGCTGATGGGTACCAACCCCGAAGGGAGCGAAGAAGTGAACGACCTACAACTCCGAGCGGCGCGGATCGCCGACAACGCCAAGGAGCAAGGCAGACTCGTTGTCGACCTCGACAACATGCTGGCTTTCCAACCTTCAGGCCCGATACCGGCCCCGAAGCGTCCCGTGTACGCCCTGGTCCGCAACACCGACCCGGCCACCAGCCGCCTCGGCGCTGCCCTGATAGCCCCCAAACGGGGGACACGCATGGGCCAGGTATGGCAGGCACTCAAGACCGCTGACGGCGCATGGGTGCCCGGGCATGACCTCTGTACCCAGGTGTGCGGCGGCTCGTCGGGCCTACGCCGCCTGCGGGAACTCCGAGAGATCGGCTGGCCCGTCGAAGCCCGAGTCTTGGACTCCGGCTCGGAATACCGGATGGTGCTCTGATGGCCTGGTGCGTCTACGTCTGTCCCAGCAACCGGGTCTACACCCTGGGCGACGAGATGGGCCAAGGCTCCGACATGATGATCCTCGGTGCCTACAAGACCCTACAGAAAGCCAACCAGGTCGCAGACCAGATCGAGGCCAAGATCGACCGCTGGTGGGACGACCTCGTCGACGGCCCCAACTCCGACTATGAACTCGACGACAAGCACCCAGAAGACGGCCACGGCAACCTCGACGTCATGGTCGTCGAGATGGTCCGCAACGTCCGGGTCGTCTACGACCAGCACAACCTGTGCCACAAGAAGCGGAGGAAGCCGTGACCACCAGCAGCATCATCACCGTGGTTCAACACCCTGACACTTGGTCACCCGACGCGGTGGCCGCTGAACTCGCCGATCTCGTCAACGAGGTCACCGAAGACACCGAGATCACTATTGTTGCGACGGTCATCGACCCGGCAGAACTCCACGCCCAGCGCCTAGAACTAGAAGGCCTACAGCCCACCGTTCGCACCGGCTAACTCTCAACGCTACGCTCTCAACGTATGCGCCAAGTCAACCCCGACACAGCCCAGCGATACCGGGAGGTCGTTCGGCTCCGCATGGTGGGCCTCACCTTCGACGACATCGCCGATCAGGTCGGGTACTCCGATCGCTCCGGGGCCAAGCGGGCTTACGACGTCGCCCTGGAACGCTGGCATGTGGAAACCGTCGAGCAGCAGCGGGTCATCCAGTCGGAACGCCTCGACGACCTATGGCGACGGGTGTTCAGAGAGATCGCCCGTGGCGACCTCGACCAGGTGCCCACCGCCTTGAAGATCGAGAAGCGCCGGTCGGAACTGTGGGGCCTGGACGCTCCGAGGCAGCATGAGATCAGCGGCC